GACTGCAACTCGCGGAGACTACGCGATCATGGCCTGGTTGCCAGAACTACGACATGCCGACAATAGATTGGCCAAATCAATCTGCCAAACCCATTCAGGATAAAACCTCTTGCGGCCCCACAATACAGACTCTGAAACCACGATGAGGTTAAGTGCCCCAATCTACCGTTAGCTAGAACAACATCGGTAGCACCTTGACCAGTATCAGGATATCTCAGAGGCAAAATCCCCGCATCAGGATCAATATTGAAATCCTCACATAAACCGGGAGGATAAACATTACCGGGAAAAGCCGCCTGAATCCAATAATCCCCGGGGTTTGCTCGCGTCGGAACCAACTGATCACGAATGAAAACACGACCACCCCAAGCCTGTAATTGTTGATACAAATTCGCTACCTGGTTTCTGTTGTTGCGACCAGCCGCCTCATACGCCGCCACAATGCTATTTGAGAAAATTAGTATTATGCCTTCGGCTGGAGTCTGTGGTTTTCCGACAACTTCTAGATAACGAGCAACATTCTGCTCAACGGTTTCCGCTATATCCCATATCGCTCTCCCACCCGGCAGCCTAACGCGTTGACCTTTAGGAATGGCCTCTTCCCCCGCAGGATCGACACAAAAGTAATGAACTTTTACATCCTGCACCACCCATCCCGACAACTCGCCATTCCGTCCCCCAATATCAAAAACTAACATCTCATCTAACAAATTAGTTAAGAGAACGCGCCTCATCCATTCATACACAATAAAGTTAGTCATCCCTTGATGATACACCATTGCATTTACTGATCGGTAGGTTCGTTGTAACCGATGCATCTCACCTACGACAAGCCCCTCACACACTAACACCGCGTCGGTGACAAATAACTCTGCCGCCATTAATGCATCACCTTCATGTCTCATATTCCTCAAGACTCGATCAACATCTAAATCGACCGATAGCCGAAAATAACGTCTACCGTTTTGTACGAAACAGCTAACATGCACAACCTTGTTAATGCTTCCCATCAACTGCAGGCCACGACCAATATCATCCCCCGGGACATCCAGCTCAAACCACCCCGCGAAGCGAAAATGAAACGTTAAGATTGACACTAGCATCCCACGCGCATCGACAATTTCTGATTCCCACGTTGTCGGAATTACTCGCTCCATAGCCTGGGTCTCATACAACCACTCCTCAAAAGGCTCTTCCTGATTCGCCGGTTCATAGCCAGGGTTTGTACCAGGGGGTTGAGAAATATGAACAAAATAATGCTCCATCGGATCGCACGAGGCACCAAAATGGACTAGATCACAAAAATCACCCTCTCCCAGCATGGCAACTACTGTATTTCCGTATTGACTCCAAGAGTCATCTGTTCTCAAAATAAAAACCTCCGCCGCTTCCCGAAGAGAAACTGTATCACGAATCAGATTCTCAAAAACTGGACCCCTCTCATATGGACGCGCGTAATTGAACACCACTATATTACTCTTCTTGTTAGCCCAAAGCTTTGCCTGCGCTATATACTCTGGCGTAGCTGGATCACCGGCCACAGCAACAAACCTCGTCATCGACACTTCACGCAAGATACGCTGCAGCTCAACCCCGCCATCCCCATACCAGATCAATGTTAGCTCATCATATCGAACCTCTTGATCCACATGCTTCAAACGCAAGTAATATAATATGATGGAAAAAATTACAACCATAACACTGCACACCAAACTTGACGACCCGCCACGGTAAGAAAAGAATGCTGTCAATATTCTAGTCAAAAGATGACAAAGCTTAGCGGTTCTCTGTTTCGGTCGACCTTCACGCACCCAACCAGCAGGAGGATCTATATCTACACCTAACGTTTGCATGCAAGTATAAATCACAGCTAGCGCCCCAGCCTCCTTGATTTTTCCCGTCAGCGCCAGTTCCCGAGCAAATTCCCTTGAGTAGATGATATCCTCATTCGGATTACATTTCTCATGCTGGACAGCCCTCGTCGCAGTCACATGTGTTCGACCTTGAACTTTCACTTTCTCTCCGTCCTCGGCAATCCTTCTTAAAAACCTAGATCTACTATATAGATTTCCCCTTCTCACTTCTCGAATCTGATAAAGGTGGCGTCGCTTTTCCACCCGACCACATCCCCAGTAACAATAAAAAGCAAAGACATGGTGGAACTCTGTAGTAATTGGGCCAGGTCGGAACTCATAAAATCTCAAAGATCGCTCATACTCCTTAGTCTCAACCCACCGTGGACGATTCGATGTGGGAATCCGAACTACAACATCGCTCGCTTTCATGCCCAACTCTCTAGCATAATGTACATTCAAAAGCCTAACACGAATAGACACGTGAAGAGGTCCATCCTCGTAATCTACAACTAGCACCACCTTACCAGGTCTGATTGAACATGCCAGAGGTTGACCCCGCACCATATGCTCCCACCATACGCCCTGCCCTGAAACAACGTGCCTAATCTGCGCCTGAGCTACATTCCGTACATCCTTCAGCGTCCGCACTTGATCACGTGACACACCTCGAGCTAGACAACAACAGAATAAAGACTCACTTAAATCAGCAGGTAAATCTCTATTCACAATTAAAGCCTCGCTCATACGAGAATCGTTCACTCCTCCCTCCTCATAACCGAGCCGCAACTTAATCCATGTATCCCGCACACCCTTCCAACACCTCAATATCAAATCATCATCAGTATCAAATACGAAATAATGAGGCACTGGAATATTTAAGTGTGCATGACAACCTGCTGGAAACGAATCTCGAAGCATTGCACCCATCATGGTCTCGAAATCTCCTTCTGGAAACCAGATAGTGTGATACTCTAATTTATTCACTAGGTATGTAATGTCTCCATCACTTGGTAATAAATCACCATAGTACAAGATTCTATGATCCCTCGATAGTTGCACCCGAACACCGTTCCAATGGGGCTCGCGAAGCTCAGACAAACTCATTTTCGCCAGAGACATCAACCACGCTTTAAATAAAGTTGTGTATTGCTCGTCTCTAGGAAGCATCAATGATACATTTCCTCCGATGATACCACCACATTGCATTCCATACGCCTCAGAAGTAGTTTCATGCCGTACAGATTCATACATAGCTGGCAGAATAAAGACATGCTCGGAGGGCCCTTCGGTCAAGTAATGCCAGGCGTACATATGATCCAAGTTTTCAACCACCCTCTTATACGCCTGCCTCACCTTATACATATACCTCTCCGCGCACATAATCGCAGCAGATCGTTGCCACTCTCGAACATCCCTCGCATCTCGAGTTTGCTTCCACCCATGAGCCACGCAGTCAGTAAGGGCAGACCGATAATCAGAATCATCACGTAAATGAGAAAACATACGTGAATAAATCCCAGGTCCGAATGAAATTGCGACCGTGCCATCTCTTACTAACTCACCTAGAGCATTAACTTCTGCTTCTTCCAATATTTGGATTGACCCGTTTTCACTAGAGAAGGTGCTTTTTTCGTTGTAAATTGATGCAAGTATTTCGTGTTTCAGTCCAAAGCAATCTCGGAAGTCTTGAGTCGTTTTCCTGAACAACAGCTGTGCCATGACAAAATGTC